AGCCACTGGTGTCGTCGCCGCGGTCGTGTTCTACTTTGGTAAGAATTACGTGATTACGAATTAATACGTATTCGCAGTATTATTCCATCCCAAATTACTGTAGATGGAACGGTCCAATCCCAAATAATAGGTACTCACTGTACCGATAATGAAACTGGCCGTCAATAAGCCACTCACTTTAAGTGTCTTCTTGGCGTCTTTACCGAATTCATCGATGTCCTCACGAGTCTTCTTAAACAGCTGGTGGAAGATGTAAGTGACAACTAACGCGATGAGCGTCGCCGTTAAAAAGAAGCTTCTGTCAACGGCAAGACGGGGCACGCGGTTCACCACAGTACGCAACACATTCGGCACGATGACTGTCAAAAGAATGAGACGCGCTTGGTAGTTTTTCACCACGACAGGGAGCAGTGCGATGTAATACACCAAGAGCCAATAAAAGAGGGCCATGAATAAATCTTTCGGCGCAGTCTGAGCCATTGTATATTATATTATATTACACACAAAAGATTTTTTACTTGTCCTGAACATGTTGCCCACAAAACTCAGTCTTTTTTGGTATTTTTTCATAAATACCAATGGATACAGCCGTATCTCTCAAGTCGACGTAATTGTTCCAGTACATGTCGCTGTGGTTGTACTCTGGAACAGTACAATGGGCCAGCTCGTGTAATAAGATGTGAAAGATTTCATTCACCTCTCCATCGAGACACACACCCAACTCAAACCCCTTATTCACGTTGAAACCAAGGGAACCATCCCACATCCTGTAGTACGCGGTGAGAGGCATGGGCTCGTGAAGCATAGGGTATTTCCCAGTCTTTTTCAAGTGTTCACGAAGGGTGGTGTACTTTTCACGCACGGCAACCAGTTCAGGGGGTTCGTGGGTTGTCCTGAAAAGATAGATGTTCACAAGAATTACTACAATCCAAAGTATCATCTTTTATTATAATATGTGAATATAAATTTAGAATACATTTGTGTCACTTCATGACCAGTGAGTGGTTCCCAATGGACTAGGTAAAATCCATAGTTTTCCAAAGTTGTCACAAGTCTGTCCTTATACGCCACTGGCTCTGACTTTGCACCATCTTCATAGTATGGGGTGTCCACCAGATTGACAAATAACTTTTCACCAAAACCACCTTGTGGCGTCGCTTTCATCACAAAAAAGTTTCCAAGTGTGTCTTGGTAGGGTGTGCGCATGATGACAGTCTCCGAATCTGGGATTATACCCGCTAATGTTCCACCATGTTTCATTCTTTTTTTTATTTCCCTGACACTTTCATGAAATAATTTTTCAGATGCAAAGATGTAATGTAAACTAAAATTATAACATATAATGTCATAGGTTCTGTTTTTAGGACATCCCCTGATGTCCCCTTCATAAAAGTTGACACGCATCTTCAACCCCTCCGAACGGCGCTTTGCCTCATCCAACGCCGTTGAAGATGGGTCACACATACTCAAGTTACGCACACCCGCATGTTTCCATTTTTGAAGGTCCCCACCAAAACCACATCCCACATCAAGAACCACCGGGTTGTCTCTTCCAATTGTAATTGCTTCAATTATTTCTCGCTTAAAGAGATTGTGCGTTTTTCTAATGTCCTCCATTGGGAGGGCACCCTGGTATTCATCTAATAAATGAGTACTAGTTTTAAGCTCTTGTAGTGTAGTGGTCATCACTGTGGACTTTGAATCCATCAACCCTGGTTCGAATCCAGGCAGGAGCTTATTCCCACCACGCTTCAGTAGCTCAGTTGGTAGAGCGCGGCACTTGTAATGCCGAGGTCAGGGGTTCGAAACCTCTCTGAAGCACTTTGCCCAATTAGCTCAGTCGGTAGAGCGCACGCCTTTTAAGCGTGTGGCCGTGGGTTCGAGTCCCACATTGGGTATTTCTATATGTATTGGAGGTGCGTTCTGTATCTCGACCTCATAGACACCATCTTTCTCGGTCGGTCGCGCCATGACGATGCGACACTCCCGGGCGGTGACATGTCTATGTGGTGGAGGAGCCAATGTTGGTGTACATAAAAAGAGCATCATTTTTGTAATTACAAAATAAAAAAAAGGGGGGGTGACCAGAGCGAAAGAAGCTTCTTTCTGTTTCCCTGGTCGGGTTGGGTTGAATGAACGTTTAGATGATGCGTATATCGTATGATATACACATCATGTAAATCAAATCTATGTAGTGGCTATTTTGGTACAGGTATGTTTGAAACTATTACGGGTCTTCTCTACTGCATCCCCTCGTACGGATACTTGTGCACCCAGAGGTTGCACACCCACTTTTCACCACTCTTCACAGGTTTGCCACCGTGCCACGCCTTTCCTGTGATGAGTTCATAGTTGTCCAAGTTTTCAAACAACAGACAATCCCCTTTTTTCAATCGATACTCCTTTTTCATACGAGGAAATGACGTCTCACCCCCTTCATACTCTTCGTTTAACGCGATGATGAATGTGTACATGCGAGGGTTTGAGCCACCTTTAAATGCATCGTAGTGTGGTTTATAAAAGCCACCCGGACGGTATCGCAATACCTGCAACTGTTCACAGTTAGCAACCGGTCGGTCTGTGTGTTTCAAACACCTTTTCATGATTTTCGCGACAACTGGGTCATCTTTGGGAATCCACGCCGTCTCACTCTGTCTGATGTTTGCATTCACCTGATGATTGCCACCAACAGTGGATGGTTTCAAACGCTCCTTCGCCTTCTCTTTCAGGTACTCACACTCCTCGTCTGTGAGCACGTTTTCCAAGACAACTGGTCGTTGATATCTGGGTAGGAGGAAAAATACTAAAAGTATCAGAGCCAATACAAGAATCATTACTCTTACATTACACTTATATTTTTTCTATGTGATATGGTGTCACACACCCATATCTTTTATGTATAGTTGTGATAGTTTCGTTCGTGTACTGTATCAAAGGAACCATCACCGCGCGTACATCTTCAATAGATTTACCCAAAATATATTGACGCAACTCATCTGAACATGTGTCTAAAAACATTCTAAATATATGAGATACATCCACCGCCTTGTTATGTTGTTTATCTCTCCTCTGCAACTCTGATTTAAACTCATCTTCAGTAATTTCATTCAACATGTACCGAATACGTAAATACCTGTTATCCACCGGAGCTGTCGGCCAACGCCAGTTCAACTCGGCCTCTACTCGAGACAAGGTCATACGAAGCTGTAACATGTCATACTGCTGTGCGTTATGTCTCCTTAGTTCACCATATGATGGGAGACCACCACATGGGATGTCTCCATTTTCCCGATTCAATGTATTCTGTCGTCGTTGAAACTCTATGTAATGTGGGTTATGAATACGCCCTATCTCAATGACCCCACTCCGCCAATCAAATGCCGTGTGACAGGAAGGACACCACATTTGAGAACACCCAGATAATTTCTGTATAACCTCCCCGCATTTGGGACACGGTTTCGTATCTTTTTTTAAAAGCTCCATCGTTTGCACAGCCTCTGGGTCACACGTATGACTTTCACCAACCAACTCATTACACGCTTCACAAAATGTATGTCTACATATTCCACAATACCACGTGTCATCTAAAAAACCCTTACACTCCTCACTCGGACATTTGCGCACAAATTGTCTCACGTGTTCATCACCGACGACGTACCCCGTACGCAACTCTTCATACTCCAACAGCGCGTTCGTGTACACTTCATGCAACTCCAAAAGGTCTGGGTGTCTTTCAAAGTGGGATTCATCTCTCACTGGTATGGGAACTCTGTACCTATTATACATCTGTATCAGCTGTGAACGCAAATCTTGAATGACGACACGAAGGTCGCGCATCTTTAAAATTCGCTCCACGTGGGGCTGGGTCTCTGGGAACAACGCCTTCTCTCTTTCAAACAATACATGCTCCCGGTGCACGCGCAAGTCTGTGTTTCTAAACTTTTTCGTACACCACGTGTCCACAAACTGCCTGTCCCATCGCGTCTTACACCCCATGCAGTGTGCATCCTCCATCGCTGACAACAGATACTTTTGACAACATGTTTTACACGCCACTAAATCACAAAAAGAGCAGGAAACCTTTTTGTGATTTGTTTTATTAAATGTGTCGCAACACACATCACAACACGACATACTTACCTATTTATTGCCTAAAAACTTTAACTTTACCCAGTCCCTGTCCGACTTGAAAATCTTGGACAAACGGGGATTGCTCCTTTTGAAAAAAATCATCAACGCATTGAGACGACGGAAGAGACCGAGAGGGGGTTCACCCGCTCTGATGGCACGAGACAACGCCCTGTGTCTCGCCAACTCTGTCAACGTCTTCACATCTTTGTAACCAAAACCTGCGAGGGAGACATTCTGACGCAAGGGGATGCGAACCTTCATACCCACCTTACATTTCTAAGATATTTTTTTTATCAAGTCTTTTTTTTACCTTCTCGTGTGTTTATTTTTTTAGCATTAGTGATAATTTTGTTTACTTCTTGTTTAGTTTTAGCATTCTTAATTTTATTCTTAATTTGAGATTTTTGTACCCCTCCCATGTATTTAAGACCGTTAATCGTTGTCTGCGCAGCACCCTTAGCAGCTTTCAGATCAAAGGCCGCTCCAATTTCTCTCACACTCGTCCTCTGTTGCTGCTGTGGCTGTGGGACAGGCACAGCACCTTGTGTACTACGCATCTGTTGCCGCGTGCCACGTGTGCCACTANTCGTTCCCGTTCNTCTACTACTCGTTCCAGAAGATTGTATTTGTTTTTTGGGTAAAAAACCACCAATCAATCTAGCCACACCAGTCCCTGCCTCTTCTTGATTAGTTTTAGGTCTTTTAGGAGTTCCTCCGGTTGTAGCTTTTCTTTTACTCCCAACTTGAGGTAAATTTTGTTGTGCGTTGCTATAAACAGATTGAGTGTTAGTGTTATTGAAATTTGATTTTGCGTTTATAAATATGTTATTTGCCAAAGCGGGCTGCGCAGCTTCACGGGCTCTTCTCTCCTTTGTCTGTTGTTTGAGAACTTTACGCATGTTCTGCGCAGGCTGTTGTGGAGCTGGCAGAGCAAGTCGTGTGGGAGCCGGCAGAGCAGAGTTGCTAGGGCGCGCTAACCTACCACGAATAGCTCCTGTAGCCTGTCCAGCCGCACCACTAATAGCTCCTCCAGCCCGTGTAACCGCACCACCAACAGCTCCTCCAAGCTGTCCAGCTCTAAAGAGAGCTCTACGCCCCAAACTGTTTTCGGGACCATATTGAACAAGGGAGTTGCTGTTGC